CGCACAGCGCTCCGATTTTTTCAAAAGTCAGATTTGATTAAATGTCATATTGGGCCAATGCAAAAAGCCCCTTTCTAGGAGCACGATATCGGCCTGCAGCCCCCGTCGATAGGTTACGCCAAAGCAAGCAAATGAGCCCATAAAACGCACCGCCTAAAAGCATACATGTACCAATGTTATACACAAGGCCCTGCAACCATAGGCACTAGCAACGTGTACCCATGAGCAGACTAGGCTAGTCTATAGGATACCCCGTAAGAGGATAGATAAGGAAAAGGTATTTTCTTGGGGTGTGATAGTCCCCGTGTTTACTACGTCTCAATCAAGGGCTTAAAACTATAGTGCCTGCAGACTGATACCCATGAACCCAAAAAGCCAAAAGTATTTGAGGCAATCGGCAGCAGTCGGGGGGAGGGGGGTTCGGATTCCGTTTCGGGTTTGCTTTCTCAGCGTGTGTGTATATATATAATCCCCACCATATTTATTTCTCACAACTTTTTTAAAACCACTTATACCTTTTTTCCATTTTGTAATAGACGGGTGACGTGTCATAAGAGCGCGTTAGAGCGTCTTTCTAGAGATGGTAATATGTAGATAAGGGAGACAGTCCGATAGGACGTTAGAAAGCACTTCTTATAAGGTGCTATGAGAGGCTGTTATTAACGAGGTGATGACGCAAGTGCGTAACGAATATAACTAGCCCTAAACATTTGTGAAGATTAGTGTGTGTGTTTGGAAAACAACACAAGAAGACAAGAGTGAGAAAGACAAGTGAATCACACTCTCGAATATGATACTGAGGCAAAGGTACGGTATATTTTTTAAATAGAAGGCTGTTTTACTAATTATCTTCATTGTATTTATCTATGAGGGTGATAGGTTTTCTCTATGAAGTCAGGTTATATACTGACAAATAGTATGTAAACGTCAGGTTGCGACTCATATTAATTGCTTATCTTTGTGGCTATGGGCAAGAAGGAAGACAAGAAGGTAGAAGAACTACTTAACGGTAAACGCATCTTAGAACTTGAAACCGCTTTGATAAAATCGGAAGCTGCGCTTCAGGGATATAAGGAAGGGGAGAAGGCGAAAAGCGGAACGGACTACACCAAATACATTGTTATGGGTATAGCTGCTGTCGAGGGCTTGGTCATCATACTAGAAAGAATAATATAACAGCTTACATCAGCGCGGGCAGAGATTCGCTACCTTAACTAAATGCCGCCGATGTTAGAGCCCATTACTTCCCCCCGTCGTAGTGGGTTCTTTTTTTTCATTACCTTTACACCATGGAAACAGTAAAAGCATTTTTAACACAGTACGGTCAAGGTATCGGCTGTGCAGCAGTAGCAGCAGGATTAGTTAGCGCTAGTCTACCTACAGCTTTGTTCTTTGGATTGTTCGCCGCAGTAGCCCTGTTTATTGGCGCTAAATTTGTGGACAAACTTTAATACATAAGCCTTATCTTTATATAAGTCCCGTAATTGAAAAATTTCGGAACGCTAAACGCGTTTAAAGAAAGGAGGTGATAAGTATCTACGAAGAACCCTTGTGAGAGCAGGGGTTTTTCTGTATATTAGATATATGATATACACAATACTAGCAATACCATTCGGAGCAGCGTTCATATACAATCTTGCAGCAGCTCACATAGCGTCTAAATGTTTTCGAGCACCTACGAAGGAAGAAGCGGAGAACTTCAACATAAGTGAGGAAGAAGCAGAGGAAACAAGGATATTCGAAATAGAGAAAGCGGGAAGATACTTAGCTGTTATGGCTGTGTCGTATTACCCTGCTTACCCTGTGTTAATGGTTCAAAGATGGTTAAGCGCATAAGAAATATAATTGCTACCTTTGTATTTGTAATAATAATCGGGTATGAAAGTACGGTTTCCACATGGAAATGGCTTAAAGGGCTTAATAAAGCTATTTCTGCAGCACGTCTTCGCAGCAAAACTAAGGTTTTGTCTGTTCTGCTTGGAGTATATTCTATTCATACCACCACCAAAGAAGGAACTAGAAAAAGACTTAAAGAAAGTGGCCAATTACCAACCGCTTTACCTACGGAAATGGGCGATAAAACAGTACAGCAAGTATTTCTCTTAGTACCTAATCTCCTCTTCTCCCTCTATCTTACGATAGGTACGCTGAACATTGTGGCGGCCTTTATGACTTACAGACAACTTCTGAGCATTGCGCCTTATGTTGAAATGTACGTCAACGTCTTCACCGTCCTTGCCTACACCGAGATATTCTTGAAGGTAGCCTTTCTTCTTAAGAGGAAGAATGATTCGCTCGTATAGCTTCTTACGACTCTGTCCGTATGCTTGTGCCGCGTAGGTAATCTCAAAGAACTCTAGGTCATAAGCAAACATCAAGAACTCCAACTCGGCTCTTGTTAGGTCTGTGTACTTTACCATATCTCTAACAGACAGGTTGTAATACTTGAGGTAATTCCTCTTGACGTATTTATCCTGTAACGGTAGGAACGCACGGTTCAGCTTCTTCTTATGTAGCTTGCTCTTCGGCATTTTATTTTGTATATTTGTACTATGGGTATAAACCCAATTAAATTAAATATACAGAAATTATGAGTAATTATCAAGATGCTCCACAAGAGTTTTTTGAGGAGATAGCTGAAAAGCTAGAAGGCTTAAAGGCCATCGTACAGAAGTACGAGCTCGAAGACCAATGGGTTTCCTGTTTCATAGGTGGTATCTACACCGAGGGAGATGAAGGAGCAGCAAGACTGAAAACAATACTAGATTATGTAGTAGAGGACGAAGAAGAACTCGACGAGGTTCTATCTATCGCTGTGCAATACTACCAACAGATGGACTCACCATCTCTGCCTGCTGACCTGCGTGATACGGAGGATTGGACTTCGGAGGATTGGATGAACTTCATTAACAAAAACACAGACGAAGATGGAGCAGCCAATTAGAAAAATTATATCAGGACGTGACCCAAAGAATGGGTTCGCCTTTGTCGTAGGACAAAAAGTATATGGCGGTGGGGAAATCCACGCTATTGCAATTGATGGCCGTGCAGAGCAACTTTACGGACGCTCACGCTACCTTATATATGTAGAGAACGAAGACGGAGTAATCCTATGGAAGGCTATTGAAAATATGCCTGTTATTGTTGAATATGATATAGATTTAGGATAATGAAGCCATTATTTGATTTCATAGTGCACGTCCCTAAGTTGTTCGGAGATACTCTAGAAGTAGCAGGGATTGAACTTATTAAAGACACCCGTTGGGATGACTTCAAGGGGCGTGTATCTTATGGCACTATTAAAGCGCTTCCACTCAAGGCTGATTTACCCGAGTCAGTTAAGGTTGGGGACACTTTAGTATTCCATCACCACGTGAACCAACAACCCGAGAAGTTCGGTATAGGAGATGACCACTACTTAGTAGCTTGGCATCCAACTGAGATTAACGGGCAGGCTTACATGGTTATACATAAGGATGACTCTGTTACCGTTTTAGGTGATTGGGTAATCCTAGAAGCAACAGAAGATAAAGAGGTCGACGTTGTTAGCGCAGGTGGCTTGTTCTTAGGAACTGAGTTGATTGAGGCTAAGCAAGAGGCCAAAGTATTATACCCTAGCGCAGGTACAGAGGAACTAGGACTAGAGGTTGGAGACCTTGTTATGTACGGTAAGAATGCCGACTACAGAATAACTCTACCCGATGGTACTCAAGTATTCCGTATGAAACCTGCTTATATACATGCAGCTTATGTCTGATTTTAACTTTACGTTGACGGCAGCGGAAAACCTACTTAGGGCTACCGAGAAGGCAATCAACAATATGATAGATGAAATAGAGAAGCCCGTTGACCAAGAGGTCACGGGCTCTGCTCGTAAAGCGGAACTAGCCTCAATAAAGCAGACAGCAATGGATGCTAAGGAGCTGTTAGTTGTTAGGCAGGATATAGAGCAGATGATTAAGAACGCTAGAGAGACAGGCACTATAGAAGAGGAACAAGACTTCGGTGGTGGATTTGCTGAACGCTTCAGTAAGAAGTAATTCAGAATTTGTCTAAACATTTAATTAATATATTAAACGTATATTTGTACGTTGTACACTAAGGTATGGCAGGTTTAAAAAGAATAGATGGCTACGACCAAGACGTCATTAACATATGTCCTAACGATACGATGGGTGAAATCATCGAATTGGAGGGCTTGCTTATACAACTTCCTAGTGAGGCCTCTGAGGATGAGACATTGTTTTCCTCTAGTGGTAGGTCTGAGCAGTATTGGAGACGTCAAGCATTGCCTGCAGCCATCAAGGGGATTCGCTCTATGGATGAGTGGGCGCAACAGCCAAGTAACTTTCGCAAAGCCTATCGTCCATATATCGAGCAAGAGTTTAAGCGTAGGTCTGAAGGGGTTTGGATTTACATTAATGGTGAAAAAACTTATATAACAGGAACGCATTACTTCATGCTTCAGTGGGTGAAGATTGATGGTTCATTCTACGGGGACTACCTCGCATTTCAACGCAAACTATTTATTCACGCAGAAGCCTGTAAGGTCGACCCACGATGTGTAGGTCAGCTTTTTACTAAGTGTAGACGTTCGGGATATACCAACATGGCTGTAGCTACTCTATTGTCAGAGGGCACAGTTGTAAAGGACAAGGTACTAGGTATCATGTCTAAAACAGGTAGCGACGCGCGTGATAACGTCTTTATGAAAAAGGTGGTATCAATGTACAGGCATTTCCCCTTCTTCTTTAAACCTATTCAAGATGGTTCTACTAACCCTCGTGTTGAGCTTGCTTTTGTGAGCCTGCAAAAAAGATTACTAAAAACAATAAAACAGCCCAAGTAGGAGAGGCCTTAAATACCGTAATCAATTGGAAGAACACGGTGAATAACGCATACGATGGTGAGCGTTTATATTACCTCTTTCTAGACGAGGCGGGTAAATGGGAAAAGCCTGCTGACATACGTGAAGCATGGCGTATTAACAGAACCTGTTTGATTGTAGGTCGTAAGATTGTAGGAACTGCTTTAGTGGGCTCTACGGTTAATCCTATGTCGAAAGGCGGTTCTCAATATAAAGACCTTTGGAATGACTCAGACCCAACGCAACGAAATGCAAATGGCCGTACACGGTCTATGCTGTACCGTATATTCATCCCCGCTTATGAAGCGCTTGAAGGATTCTTCGACAAGTTCGGAAACCCCATTGTTGACGACCCTGAAACGGCTATTGAAACTTCCGACGGTGAGCTAATAGACTATGGTGCAAGGACTTACCTCAGCAACGAACGTAAAGCACTTAAGAACGATGCCAATGAATTGAATGAGGTTACTCGTCAGTTCCCGTTCTCTACACAGGAAGCATTCCGCGACTCGGTAGAAAGCAGTCTGTTTAATTTGGGGAAGATATACGAGCAGAAGGAGTACAACGATATGATGTACCCTAGCCCTGTGGTAACGGGTAACTTTCATTGGAAAAACGGAGAGCTAGACACAGAGGTTGTATTCGAGCCATCACCCGAGGGAAGATGGACTCTTGCATGGCAGCCAAAGAAGGATAACAGAAACATAAAGTCAAAACACCGTAACGGACATTATCAAGCCCCGCACGGAAACCTAGGTGTAGGTGGGGTCGATAGCTATGACCTTGACGCTACTACTGATGGACGTGGCTCTAAGGGTGCTTGTCACTTCTACAACAAGTTTAGCATGAATGGAGCTAGTAATGTATTCGTAGCAGAGTACTGTTCTCGCCCACCAATGGCTAAGATATTTTATGAAGACGTATTAATGGCGGCAGTATACTTCGGCTACCCAATCCTAATCGAGAACAACAAATACGGTATAGCTCGTTATTTTGAGGAAAGAGGGTACTTGGAGTATCTGCTTGACCGCCCCGAGCATTTAGGAGGTGGAGCATCTAAGTCTAAGACTAAAGGTATACCATCTACCTCAGCGGAAGTTATACAGGCTCACGCTATGGCTATTGAATCCTATATACATAATAGTGTAGGAGAGAATGTAGACACAGGACAGATGGGTAGAATGTACTTACAAAACACACTAGAAGATTGGATTGGATTCCGTATAGATAATCGTACCAAGTATGATTTAACTATATCTAGTGGGCTCTGTTTATTAGCTGCTCAAATCAAACCTAAAGTTACCAAACAGTCAGACTTTACTAATAAGACATTCTTCAGACGATACAACCCGAACGCTTAGGGATTTTTTCTTATCTTTGCACAATAGTTAATCAAGAGCGAAACGCACTACGATGAAGAAGAATTACGGAAATTTCCCTGACCCTACCGCAAAATCTGCAGAGAAACTCTCTCAAGGATATGGTAAGGCATACGCAAAAGCCATCCTCGGTCAATGGGGTGGTACAGAGTCAACATCATCTTTATATCAAAAAAGAATGAAGGAGTTTGAAAGAGCTAGAGATTACGCTCAAGGAACTCAGTCTACTCAGATATATAAGCAGATACTCAACAGTCTTGATGGCGTAGGTGGCGGTGGGACGCTGCTCAACCTAGATTGGACTCCTGTACCTATCGTACCCAAGTTCGTTAAAATCGTAGTAAACAAAATACTATCACAAAAACCTTATCCTAACTTAGAGGCCATTGACCCTATCTCACGTGGTGAGAAAGAAAACAAGAAGGCTCGTGTAAAAGCTGCTATCGAGAACAAAGCGTTCTTATCAGAGATGCGCGACTTAGGAGCACAGGTAACAGATGATATCGACAACCTACCTGACACACAGGAAGAGGCAGAGATATTCATGGACACAAACATCAAGATTGCTGCAGAGATTGCTGCACAAGTTGCATGTAACCTAACCCTAGAGTGGAACGACTTTAATGATAGCACGTTCCGTAGAGCTGTAGAGGATTTAGTAGTCTGTGGTATGGCTGCAGTAAAACGTGAAAACGACCCTAATCATGGCATCGTTGAGCGCTATGTTGACCCTAGTCACTTAATCCACTCTTATTCTGAAGACCCATTCCTAAAGGACTTGGTATACGCAGGAGAGATTCGCATCATGACAATCATGGAGCTAAAGAGAATCGCAGGAAACAGCGTCTCTGAAGAGCAGTGGCAGATGATAGGTCAAGGAGTAAAGAATAAATTTGGAAACGATAGCTCTAAAGTAGCTAGAAACTTCTACGACCAACGCACAGGTCGTCAGTCTTATGGATATGACGAATACACAGTAAACGTATTAGACTTTGAGTATATCGGTCTAGACGAAATGGTATACGAGGAGAAGATGTCTCGTCACGGAAACATGGGCTTCTACTTCAAAGGAGAAGAGTACAAGATGCCCACTCAATCTGTATACGACAGAAACCCTGTATTCATGAAGAACATGTGTTTGTACGGTGGTCTATATATAGATGGTACTGATGTACTATTGAATTACGGAAAGAAGCACAACCAACCGCGTAACATCCACGACCTAAGCAGAACTACTCTGTCTTACTCTATCGTGGCTACAAACTTACGTCGCATGATGCCTAAGTCTATGGTGACTAGCATTATTGGATTTGCTGACCAATTACAGATTACACACTTGAAGATTCAGCAGTCTATCGCTAAGGCTAAGCCTGATGGTATCATGATTGATATCGAGGGACTAGATAACGTTCAGTTAGGCTCGGGTGGTGAGTTGTCTCCATTGGATATTCAAGATATCTACGAGCAGACAGGTGTAATGTACTACCGCTCTAAGAACCCTGAAGGAGGATTCCAAAACCCACCTATCAGAGAGATAAACAATACAATACGTAACGTAAACGAATTGATTGGCTTGTACAATCATTACCTACGTATGATTCGCGACGCAACGGGTGTAAATGAGGCTGTTGATGGCTCAACTCCTAAGTCTGACTCACTAGTTGGTGTACGTCAGCAGCAGATAGCTTCAGCTAACAACGCTTTATACGATATCACTCATGCTTCTTTAGTATTATACAAGAGAGTATGTGAGGATGTAATTAAGTGTTTACAGATTCTACCAAAAGAGTCTGTACTATTTGGTACATACAAGAAAGCTGTAGGTAAACACGCTATGAATACTCTAAAGGAGTTCGAGAAGCTACCTATGTTTAACTTTGGCGTAACTGTTAGCACAGAGATGGACGAAGGCGACAAGGTGTACCTAGAGCAAAACATCCAACAGGCATTAGCTCAGAAAGAGATTGACATCGAGGACGCTATCGCTATCCGTCGTTTGAAGGATGTTGACCAAGCAGAACGTCTACTTATTGTACGTAGAGGTAAGCGTATTAAGCGTCAGCAACAACAAGCTCAACAAAACGCACAGATTCAAGGACAGTCTGCTGCTCAAGCATCACAAGCTAAAGCACAAGCGGATATGCAGACAGCTCAAGCGCAAGCTCAGCTAGATATGCAGTCTAAGCAAATGGAAGCTCAATTAGAGATGCAGCGCATGCAGATGGAGTATCAGTTCAAGCTAGAACTAGAAAAACTCAGGGGTGCTAATGCTAAAGACGTAGCAGGCGCAAGCTCGGAAATGAAGAAAGCTGTTCAAGAAGCTCAAGAAGACCGTAAGGACGCTCGAGTTAAAAAGCAGTCAGTAGAGCAGTCTAAGTTAATCTCTCAGCGTAAAGGCGAAAGAGGTGAGCTACCCGAAGGAGAGGAAGACAGCTTCCTTGACTCAATGATGAAATAATAAACCAAATATAAAATGGCAGCAAGAAAAACAAACTTCACCTCAACGGGTGACTTCCAAAACGCAGCGTTTGGTCAAAATGGATTTAGAGTAATAGACAATACATTTTCTCAGCCCGCAGGAGAGGAGTACGTGTCTATCTATTGCTTAGCAGTAGCTACTAATGTAACCACGACTACTCAGTCGGGTGACGCATTAGGAGGTGTAGACTTAGCTCAAGGAATGGTAGTTTATGGTGACTTTCAAACCGTATCGGTTGGAACAGGAACTGTAATAGCATACATTCGATAATGCCTTTAGGACTACCTAACATATTGACTAACCTCACCAAGGAGCAAGGACGAAGTCTGTTTGTCTCTTTTATAACAGAAGAGGATGGCACGCCTATAGCTAGAGAAGACGGAAGTAACATAATAAGAGAAAACCTATAATGAGTAATACAAAGATATCACAGTTATCCAATGTGGGTAACGTAGACGGCTCGGGACTTTTCCTACCCGTCGTAGACACAACTGACACTACTCAGGCTGCCTCGGGTACTACCAAGAAGGCTGACCTAGAGATAGTAGTAAACGCTTCGGGATACGAGTTCACGGGTGGATTTGCAGACAAGACAGAAATAAGCTCAGGTGTTTTTGGACACTCAGGCAACACGGGCGTGAACTATACTCAAGCAGATGTAGACGCAGGAAACTATCGTAGATTCCCATTGAGTACCACTGTACATGAGGCTGTTGATAGCCCTTATTGGACTGACCCTGCTCCTAACACAAACTTCCAAGGATTCGGTATGTTTGGTGGCGACCACTTGCCTGCGGGTAAAACAACCACTTTGATTAGCTATGACCTATCTGATTGGAGTAGCTCTACAATGACGGGCAGTAATGCTTCTGACACAGGCTCTATAAAGCTAGATGGCCTTAAGGTTGGTGACTTAGTGCAGGTTCGCTTTGATTACAATATCATACCACAGGTTCAGAACACTACAGTAGACACAGGTTTATGGTGGGCTACAAGAAGTAATGTTGATGCAATCACATATGAGTTTTTCTTACAGGGTGCTACAACATTCTTTGGACAAGGCTCGGTTGGTGTATCTAGGCTTCAGCGTGTAACATCTTCAGCGTATCTCGCTAGTAATGAGGATGTTAATGCTATTGCTCTTCCGTGTATCAAATCAGACAATCCTGTAATTATTCAACCACTAACAATGTTAGTAACAATAACTAAGTAATGGCTATTAAAGTAACAAGAAACGACGCAGGTAACTGTATCACATTCGTCGGGTCTACAAACCCCGTATATTGGAACTCTTGTCTAGAAGGCGAGATAAACGAGGATAACTCGAACAATGTAAACGTAATAAACAAAATTAGAACCGTAGAGGAGGGAACAACCATTTATGAGTTCTTCAACCTTCCTTACACGGACTTTCAAGATAAAGACGGAAACGAATTTGTCTCTCCTTCGGATTGTGCTGAATACATAACAGCTAATGCAAACGTACTCAGCAATACGGGTACTTTTATATTTAGTCAAACTGACCTTTTAGACGCTCAGAGAGACGCTACTGATACTACTGTATTGTTTAGCAATGGTGATATATTTGCTGTTAACTCTTTGACGGCATCTAGCCAAGCGGACGGAACTATCAAGATATCTACGGTACGTGGTAACAAGGATATCTACACGCATTTAAGATACTACAATGTTAGTGTTTTAGACGGTGTAGTGTCAGGGTTTAATACAATTGGCGCGGCAGTAGACAGACTCAACGAAGTTTTGGGCGGAACTACAGTAGGCTCTAACACAGGTAACACTCAGACTACAGTTACTACAACTGATAGCTCAGTTACCTTTACGGTATACGGAGATAGAATTACGGAAACAGGCTCGGGAACTACATTGGGGTATACCTCAACAGCGGAAGCGGGTAACTTTGATACTTCTAATGGTATTTACTCTAATGAGACAATATCAGCAAATGGTGAATACTTTGAGTTCGAGCAAGACTCAGGAGATTGGTCTAACTCTAGAGGTGTATATATAGGTTTGTTTGATGAAACCACATATGATGTAGCTGACCTAGATGTCGACGTTGCAGGTAATGCCGTCAAGGGTTTATTGTACTTGAGATTGTATCCCACTCCGTTTACTTTTGCTGACCCCACAAACGGTGCAGGAAAGATAAACGAGGCAGGATTCTCTAACAGCCCTCAGACTAAAACTAAATTCAGACTAGGCCGTGATAACGACGGAAGGGTATACATAGCTCACGAAACCTCAACCAATGTATTCGAGGTTATATGCCGTAGCGAAAGTATTGTTGCAGCAGATACTGAATTAAGAATGTTTGCTATCATGCCTTTGGCTAATCAGTTAAACGGTATTCGCAATACGACCTTGAATGAGGCTGTTCTAGGCGCTACTTTAACTTGGTATTACGTTGAGTCTCCTGACACAGAGTTCTACTACCCGTTGTTCTCTAGCGAGGCAGATGCTATTGCAGTTGACGAACTTTACGGTACTGCTGCTTCAGGCGCAGGTGCAGCTCATACTCATACATTTATAGACGAACAACCAAACGTTCAGACTTGGTACATGCCTAACACTTATATGTTCCATGCTCAGAGTGCAGCGCCAACCACACCTGCGGGAATCGCTTGGAACGAGATACAGACAGGAGCAGACGCTAACTACATTCCTAGTCAGTTTACTCAAAGCATAACCGTAGCAGAAGGCGATAACATCAACCTTCAGATTAAACCTGCGGGAGACGCTAACACTTACGCGCTTTCTAACGTTCCTACAGGACTAGCTTACAATTCCGCTACAGGTTACTTGCAAGGTACAGCTCCTGAAGTTACAGGAGACAACGTAGCTAACCCTAGCGACGTATACAGTATTACCGTAACAAAGGCTAACTCATACGGAAGTAGCGTAGGAACTTTAACTCTTACGATAACTAACGAAGACGCTCCTGTATCGACCAACCTTACATCTTGGACTAAGGCATTAGACTTTAGCGGTAGCTCTCAGTACGCAAAGATGACAAGTAGCAGTTTGTATGTGCAACCATTACAAATGGGTGGACTTGCTAACTTAGTTGACTTAGGTACTGCTTCGCAAGGAGACACCTCTAACCACTCGTCTGCTAGACCTTGGGCAACAGCGGTTGTATTCAAGTCAGACGGTTACAATGGTGGTCAATTTATATGGAATCAAGGTGAAGGGGATTCTTCTAGTGCTAATGATAACATTTCATTATTTTTAGACGGTGGTGGAAACCTAACTCTAGCGTGGGGTCGTGGAGCCGACGGGTACAATCAATGTAGATTCGCTACAAATATATCCTCTTCCAATTGGTACGGAGTTTCTATTGCTTATAATGGAGTGAGATTAGGCGGTAATAATGCTTCTGCCGCTAACTTAGCTGACTGTTTTGATATTAGACTTATGAGTAGTGCTGATTCATTTGCTTCAATAAGTAGTAATTTATGTACTTCAAGTAATTGGGTACAAACAGGTGTTAGAATGGACAGGACTTTTGCAGGAGACTTCACAATAGGTGGAAAAGGAGCTTCAAATGGCTTTAGAGGTAAGGTTGCTAGTATGGTAGTTACTCCACTACTTCAAGGTGGATACAGTAGCGCTGTTATGCCTTCGGGAAGTATGGTGGGTGCTGACCAAGCAAAAATGATGATTACCGACCCTATTCAGTGGGTTCAGGAGTATAGGTCTAGATTAGGCTCAGGAAACCATAATGGTTTATTCAGAAAATCTGCTGAGAGATTTGCAACGAATTATTTCACATTTGCAAGCGGTTATCAGCACGTTCAAGTATGGTTAATGGGAGACGGCAGTAATGATTCTTTTTCTAATGGAATCAGAAACTATATTAACCCGTCTGACCAAAACTATGTCAAGCTACAGCTAAATAGTATGCAAGCGAACGATATTGAAACAGTGAACATTTCAGGATTATCTTAACAAACAGGGAGGGGGCTATGCCCTCTCTCTTTAACTTTTTATTTGTATCTTTGCATTATGGCAACACAAGCGAACTTAGACATAGCACAACGATTAGACCTCACCTGCCGAAAGGGAGATTCTTTCCAACTTTTATTCAATGTAAAAGATGCAGACGGTGCATTAGTTGACTTTACTCTGTTCACTGATTTTAAAATGGACGTTAGAGAAACCGACGATGACGAAGGTACACCTATACTTCAGTTTTTAAATGCTGACTTTGTAGGTACAGCGGAAGGAACTTTAACAGCTTCTAAATCTTACACGGAAATGGCTGCTGTTCAATCGGGGACATTTGTTTATGATTTACAGGTAACTGATGGAAATGCCGTACGTACAACTTGGTTCTACGGATTATTTACTATTATAGACGACGTAACCCTTTCATAAGATGTCAACCAACAGAATATCAGTATCAACTCAGCTCCAAGCTAAGAATAGCGTAACCGTAGTAGAAAGAGGTTCTATTTCGGGTATTGCTGCTGCGTCTGACAAAACCAAAAATGTTTCCATAAACGTAAACGGATGGACTGCTGTTGGGGGCGAGCATGAAATAGTCTTGGTTCATAACTTGGGCAAGAAACCTTCAGTAACTGTTGTAGACTCATTCAACCAAGTTTTGTTCCCCGAAGTCGTATACATAGACAATAATACAGTCAAATTGATAGTTACTGCTCAGTTCTCGGGCACAGCTCACTTCAACTAATTTTACCTATCTTTGCAGATGTAATTAATTATTAAAACATTTGCAAATGAAATTTCTAAACAACTTAGACCTTCAAAGTAATGAGCTACAGAATGCTGTAATTCAAAACTATGCGGGCAATCCTGACGGTAACCTGTCAGGAACTGAGGGGCAAATTGTTTATTCTACTACGGTTGATGCTATATTCATTAACACAGACAGTTCGACAGGATGGGACAGACTAGCAACGGGCAGTAGCGCCGTAGCATCTGTAACAGCAACAGACTCGTCTATAGTAGTAGGAGGAACAGCTACGAACCCTACAATCGGACACGCTGACACATCTAGTGTTGGTGACTTAACTGCATCATCACGTACGTACATCGATGGTATTACCTTCGATACTTACGGGCATGTTCAGACAATTAGCACTTCTACTGAATCAGTAACAGACACAACCTATGACCTCAGCTTAGAGGCAGGCGCTGTTATTCGCCTTTCTGATGGTTCTGCTAATGATGACGTAACTATCGCGGCTGCAGGTGGCGCAAGTCTATCTCAATCGGGTAGCACGCTTACCATTACTACTGCTAACGATAATGACAACGACTACGTAGACGCTGCAACATGGAACGCAGCTAACGGTGAGTTAACTCTTAGCGTATCTGCTCAGAGTGACGTTGTAGTTGACCTAGACGGACGCTACTTAACTTCATTTACCGAGTCTAACGATTACGGAACTATCGCTGTATCAGGACAGACTAGCGTTACAGCTTCTAGTGCAGGTGATACTGTAACTTACGTTGCTGCAGGTGGTATGACTATTACTACAGGTACTGATGAAGTTACATTCAGTTCTGCTAACGACAATGATAACGATTACGTAGACGGCGCTACATTTAGTGGTGGTGAGTTGACCCTTAGTGTTGGTGGTCAGTCTG